CCAATGCTCGTCCGCGAAGTGCGCTGCCTCTCAGGCGCGCAAGCGGTCTGAGCATACCAGCCTTGTCAATAGGTTTAACAAAACCGCAGGTCAGAACGGCGTGTCGCTTTTCATTTGTCGACATTTGTGCAGGATTCACATTTATCTCGCTTCTCATAGATCCATAATCCACACCCATAACAGCGATGTAGATATAGCGGCTCAGTAGCCATTAGCTTTCAAGAGATAGACCAAATCTTCAAGGCGGAGAACCGCGACCCAATCATCGATCGCGGCTTCCCCTTGGCCATTTAGGCGCATGACGGCTACGCCTAGTCCCGTGGCCTTGCGTGCTTTGAGCTGTTTCATCGTGGCTGCTGGATCGAACTTTGACCGGCTTTTGACTTCAATATCAAGTCCCTCGATGCCTTGAATATCGCTTCCGCTAGCACCTGAGCCGACTTGATGCGCGTGTGACCAACCATGATCACGCAAATACTGTGCTAATATTCGTTCGCTTTCACGACCTCTGACTTTTCGTGACTTGCTCATTAGTTTGACCTCACATGACATGTGCGACATTCGCACGGCTTTACTGCCCCCGCAGTTATAGGCTCGTTACAATTGTCGCACACGTCTAATTGTTTATCTAATACCAACATTTAATCACCTGCCTTCTTAGCTTCATTTATGAGGTTGTCCAGTTCCGCTTTTATGTCATCCAAGCTCAACTCATTCATAACACCCTGGTAAATCAATCCGGCGTAATAATCACGCCACCAATTCAAAGGCTGGCTCATCCCGCAATTTTCCCTTCATCTTCAGGCCTAAAACTCCAGCGTCCAGATGGATCTAAAACCATCCAGATGCCTTCACATTGTTCGGCTTTGCGCTTGTAGGGAAGCGGGCACATCCATCCTCGGTATGCACCCTTTTTGCCTGTACCTTCACGCAACACGCGCTCGCCATGCTTGCATTTAGGGACGATTTCTGCTGGTAGACCATTCATTACATTATTTATTGCTTCATCAAGTGTCAGAACGTCTGCTGGTGGCTCGAGCGTTGTATCCCAGACAATCTCAGCTTCGGGATTCTGAGTCTTTAGAAAGTCTCTCTGTTCCTCTGTTCGTACACGAACTGGTGCAGGACGTTCCTTAGCATCGTTAACCTTAGCCATTTCCAGACTGCTAGCTCGCTTTCCTTTAGCAGAAAGCCCCAAGTTCGCCAAGCACCGACCGATAGCAGAAGTCTCGCAATTTTCAAACCAAAAATCCCGATCAACGCCGCGATCCTTGCGAGCACCGCGAGCGTAACCAGTAGCGGAAGGCTGAGAATCAACATGAGTTCGGTAAGCAATAGCTTTGAATACGACAATGCCCTTTTCTTCATCGTTTAACACCTGTTCTGTAATAATTGCGCCGTCCTCGTAGATTTCATAGAACTTGTGGATTCTCGAGTCGACATCTTCATAGTCATTCAAATTGAACATCTAGTTCTTGCTTCCCTTCTTTGTAATCGATCTGGTCTTTGAACGACCACGTCGAACCGTCGTGCCATGTCTGGCACTCTTTAGCGCAAGTAAAGCAGTAATGCCTGTCAATGACTTTTCCACGGACGAACGACGTGATTGTCCAAACCGCTTGCGTTTGACCACGAACATCTTTAACGCCCCATCTTTGTTTGCAATAACAGCACCATACGCCCCGCTTACTCGGCGTAATCTTTGCCATAATCAGCCCAGTCCGTGCCCAATGCCATTTCGCCTGCGAGCGCAGCATAGGAAACCAAGTCAACAAAACTATCCCGGTTAGGAGTCTCGACGATTCGCGAGACTTTGACCAACGCCATGCAGATGCACACGTCCAACGGATCAATTTCCCGTCCGAAATAGCTACTCCATAACTCAGCGATTCGCTTGATATTGATTGCGGGATGTCCGTACTCAAGTCCACGTTCATCGATGATGTCAGCCGCACTAATCAATAAATCTTTCGCTCTGTACGATTTTGCCTCTGACGTATCCTTTTGCCCATCCATCTTGATAGCCCCTTTTATAGATTGAGTCGATTCCTATATAAACCATTAGTCCACCAAAAAATAGACCAATGCAGATCATTACGATTTGTTCCGGAGTAAAGTTATTCGACATCTGCACTCACCCCGTGAACATCAAGAAAGTATGCAGCCAAAACTTCACGGCTCAGTCTGCCGCGCTCTTGGCTTATACCTAGCTTGTTTTTTGCATACTGGCGAATAAATGATGCCTTGACATAGTGCTTGCCATCGGTGTATGCACCCGACTTCCGATCAAATCGGATAATGCCCATTTCAAATCCCCTTTCAAATAGGATTTCAAATCCTATTTTGAAGGGTTAAATACTATTTTGTCAACGACACGCCCTAACCAAATCGCTTTCCTTCAACTATAAAGCTGCCGTCACGCTCAACTGGAATGGCCACGGGTTGAACGCGCTTGCGGTCGATGTAGATGATTCCAAAACCTTTTTGCCAATTCATCGTGCCTTTTGTGTAATAGGCCTGAGTTTCATCCATCAAATGCCCAACCTCAAAGCCTGTCAGAATACCCGTTAAAACGCCTCCAGAAGCCGTTGTAAAGCTCGAAATCCCCTGCCTGTGGGTGTGCCCACACACCACCGATTTTCCGTGCCTCTTAGCGGCTTCTAAGGCCGTTAAACCGCCATGTGGCTTTGTGCTCTGTTCGTCTCCATGCACCATGACCCAGTTCTCATGGAATTGGTATGGCTTTGAATGGTATTTGATGCCTAGCTCATCGAGCCTAAGGAATCGTTCAATTGTCAGCTCTGGCAGCCCGATAAGACCGGGCAGACGCTTGCTTAGGGCGTTGTAGAGTCTGGCTGAGTGATTGCTTCGTGATAGATGTTGAACTTGCAATTCGGCCAAGACTTCGACAGTTGTATCGCGATCTCGACCAATGCTTCCAGACCACTCGTCTCGACCGGACGACCATCTGCTAATTGTTTGAAAGTCGATTTCATCGCCCACGCATAAAACGTCATCAGGCTTGTATTTTCTGATGAATTGGGCGACATTTTTAACAGCTTTCTTATCGTGGAATGGAACTTGTAAATCTGAGATTACAACGATTCGCTTAATCGTCCTCGTCCTCATCCTCGTATGGAGTCAAATCTGGATTCGGGATAATCCAGTCAGGTAAGCGCATTTGCTCTTCGATATACCAGCGCGCTCTATCTTCTCCATAACCTGCCCGAACGAGAGCTTCGTAACACTCAACAATTTGTGTAGCCCATATATCGATAGGCTTGAGCGGTTCGCCCGTGCGTTTAGCAGCGGCTTCTTTCCGCTTACGCTTGGCGGCGAGTTCGCTTTTTGTTGGTTTTCTTGCGCTCATTAGTAAGCAATTCTAAAACCATGCGTTCGAGTTTATCGATGCGCGACACGATGTTTGATGCTTCCAAAATGCCCGGCACTTCATGTCGAATAATGTAACGAAGCCCGCCGACAATCAGCGCGCAGCATGACAATATCGCGGCAACAAAAGCCGCCCATTCTGCTGGAGTCATCGCCGACCGAATGCCGTATCGTTAGGGTTTAGCCAGCGAAGGATGACTGGCAGACTCGCGACTAGAGCAGCATTCACAATTGCAGGAGCATCCCAACCCACCGCTAGATAGGTTGCTATTCCGGCTGCTAGAAAGGATCTTGCCCAACTTGCTGCTACCGCTTTTACTTGTTCCATTTATGGGTTCTCCTGTTAGTAGAGGAATGCGAAACATGCTCGCATCGTTGTCGCCCAATTTTGTAAAACTAATGTGAATATGTTTCTTGTGAGGATTGATGCCTTTGTACGGACGCCATTTATAGTTGAGACGCCAGCTCGCAATCTTGCCATTAAAAATTATGTAAGCAATTCGTTTATCAGTTCTGGCAAGTATTCGTAACTGATCCGCAAGGTCGAACGCTTCGGATGCATGGGATCGCAGGTCAGCGTCAATATCGATGGCGCGTACAACGTTTTCAGGAGCAGAAGGATTGTGATCGGACTTACGAGCTGCATGGCGCGTGTCACCGAGCCATCCATCCGAAGTTCGATCTCTATCGGGGAATGCATCGTCAATCTGCTCTCGAAGCTGTTGCCCCGCTTTGCACAGCTTGGGCATTAGATCCCTAATGCTGCTTTCAAATCATCGAGGTTCAAGCCTACCGAAGCGAGTTTTTCTTCTACTGTCGCCTCTGGCATTGGCGAAGCAATATGGGAATCAATGGCTGCTTCTAATTCCTCTTGTGTGACAGTTGAGGAATCAGCCGTGACAACAACTTTTTTGCTAGGGTCGTTCAAATCGGCGGATAATCCTCGACTGCCCAATTCCTGATCTAGTTGCGACAAATTAATTTCTTTTGAAGTAATTACTTTAGCCATTTTATGACCCCAAATCTACGACGGAAATTGAACGACGTTCAAAGTATGCTGTTGTCGATGCGCCGCCACCAGCTGCGGAGAACTTCAAAGTGAATGTATTACTTCCCGCGGTCAATCCAGTTACTACAAAAGCCGCACCTGCCTCAACAATATTATTATTTGCCGCCTGATGGTAAGCGGAAATCGAACGTTCATCAGCAGCGGCGATAGTTGTCGCACCACTTACAGCAAAAGAACAATGTTCCCAAACATTTGAAACACCGTTATTTCCCATCATCGCCTTAATTGTTACAAGAGCCTTGGTTCCAGTTGTAACAGTTACGGATGTTACCGTTGCTAAATCGGTGTAAGTCGTTGATGTTGTTGTTTGAGACGATGATGTGTATGCATAACCCGTATTAAACGAAGCTGCGGCGGCTGCAGCCCACTTGAGTCCTGTCGCAGTTGTAGAATCGGCGGTTAGAACCTGTCCATTTGTGCCAACGGCTAGTCGAGCATCGGTTGTTGAATAAGTAAAAAGATCGCCTTTAGTTGTAAGTGGGGTTTGATCCGTATTAACTGTCACCCATGTTGAACCAGAGTAATATTGCAAAACGTCCGTATCTTTAAGATAAGACATCATGCCTTCAGCTAAGACACCAGAGAGTGCGGTTGTGCGAGCTGCTGCATCGGCAAAGACCATAACCACTTGCTCTTGAAGATAGGTGTTAACTTGGGCAGCCGTAAGCACGTCTCCCGTATTGAATAATTTATAGCCTGCTCCTGCCATGTGTCTCCTTAGTAGCTCAGCACGTTCGTGCCTAGTATACCGCTAATCGTGCTGTTTAACACGAAGCCGGATAACAAAGGCTCAGACGTGAAAAGGGTCGTTTTCCAAGATGATTTAGTGATGTCGTGATGAATGCCGTTGACTAGACTTGGCTGAGTGACGCTGGTATTACCGGGCATGGTCTTAGTTACTGTGATGCCATCCAACAGTTCGATGTCAACGCCAGCCTTGGGCTTGTTTGGGTTGATGTCATCGTAAAGATTGAGTTCAACGCTATCGATGCGAATCTCTGGATCTTTACGAGTGGCAAGAATGCCTTGAGCCTGATTAAGAGCTTCCGTGTCGGTTTGAACAAGTATGCCTGAGCGGTTTCCTGAATGCAAAAAGTAAGTGTTGATTGATGTCTGGTCTTTGACGTTTTGTGCCGTGCCGCCTGAACGGGTAACTGTGACATCATTGAGGATTGTCGTATCGTCATAGGCAACCACAGCATTTGTGTAGGAAATATCCGAACCAGTATCTGAAAAAGCGTAGATTGAAGTCGCGGGTTGTTTGATTAGGTTTGTGCGACTGATAAAGCGGGCGTCACCTTCGGAATCAATAAAGAATCCACCGAACTCGCTATTCTCGACAGTCTGTAAGGCCTCAAGCGCGTTCCTAGAAGTGCCGGGATCAGCCTGAAGGGTGGAATCACCAGTATCCACATTTCGAAGGCTCTGAGGCCATGCTATCGCGTCTAAAATGGCATTCACGCGAGCACCTGAAAGCTGGCCTGCGGGTGCGCCTGAAACTGTGCTTACGCTTGATCCTGCTAATAGTTTGAACCCATCAATGCAGCGTAGGGTGACGTTGGAGACATCCTCGTTGCCCTGCCAAAAGCCCGTGTCATAGTTCGTGATAAAGCCTGAAAATAGGTAATAGTCAACGCCAAGGTAAGTCGCATAAATAATGATTTGACGCAGCGGCACAAGATCCGGGTAGTAAGCCCCATTGGGATTCATCGGATTCCAGTCGCCGTTTTCATCGTAAAGCTGGATTGTCGCCGTTCCAACCTCGAACTTGTTTGTGATGCGGTTGCGACCTCTACGAATGGCTATGCGTGAGACTAGACTTGTGATTTCAACTGGAAGCGTTCCAGATCCTAGGCGGTTAGTTCCAAGAATGCCTTTGGTCGCTGATCCAAGAATAAGCGGATTAGTCTCAAAAGCGGTGTCGGAATCAAAGTCAACAAAAACTCGAACTTGTGGAGCTGCCATTAGATGTTTGTGCTGCTAACTCGAATGTCTTGTCCGGCTTTTTGGTATTGATATTGAATGTCTGTAATTGTTGACGCTAGGTCTTGTTCGGTTATGACCGAACCTTGAACGTAGACCACAATCGGGCTTTGACCCATTTCGCCACGGCGGAAGGCTGAAGGATCGAAGCGCGAACCTGCCACGATGCCCGGGGTATCGAATACACCCATAGCTCTCATCTTGGCTTGCTCGTCCGATAAATAACTGAGAGATGAAAGCGTGAGTGAGTTTGCAAGCGTGTCAATCTGTTCTTTCAAAAGAATGCTAATTGGACTTCCAGCGGTTGTGTCTGCACGAAGCGTGGTAAGTGAATCAATGGCGTTGACAACGCTTGCGACTGTTGTGGATGCTCCCGCAGGATTCGCAGGGTTAGAAATAATTGTGCCACCGCCTACGCCACCGCCACCCGCTCCGCCGCCTGTGACTGTTGTGACAGTCGTGCCATTACTTGTTGACGTTGCAGCGGAAGCCGAAGGCATCGTTCTAATCTTGGCAGCGATAGTGTCCAGATCGGCAATAATTTTAGCCATGATGCTTAGCCAATCCTCAAAAGGATTCTTGGCTTTTGGAATGTTAGCGATGCCAGAGTTGAGCAAGAATAAACGTGTCTGCGCATCGATCATGCGTTCGATTACAGTTTTGGCGTTATCGCTTGTTTGAATAGTCACGCCTAATGCTTGGAATGCAGGGCCTTGCAAAGCCAAGATTGCGCTAGTTAGTTTGTCAGCTGCTTCGGCATTATCGTTATTCAAAGCCAATAAAGCGGTCAAGCGTAAACGTTGTTCCTCTGTAACCTTGCCTTGTAGAGCCGCAACAATCTGAATGTTTTCCATATCGAAAACAGTCCCTGCGCGCTTGAGCATTTGTGCTTCGCGTTCGCGCTTGGCTGCATCCTTGGCGGCTTTAGTCTGTAATGCTGCTAGTGCCTTGGCACGTTTAGCAGCTTCGAGTTCGGCTTTCTTGCGAGCAGCATCTTGCTTTGAATAAAGATCCGTTTGACCCGATACAGTCATCGGGGTTGAGAATGGCTTCGGAGCTGTTCGATTGTTTTCACCTAATGCTTGCAAAACGCCCAATATGCCAAAGTTCGACATATTGAAGCCAGATAGCAACGTGGTAACGCCCGGAATACCTTTTATGCTATTGATTAGTAAAGATATGCCCGTAATGGTGTCGGCTATTTGAGTGCCGAAATCTTCTAACGCTTTTGTCGCTCCACCGATGCCATCTTTGCCCGCGAGCAACGAGAATGCCTCAACTAGGCTTTTACCAACTGTCTCTTGAAGATTGGCGTATGCCACGT